GAGCGATAATTTTATGAACATCAACCACTGAAATTCCAAGAGAAGCAGCAATTTCAGTTTCCTTCATGCCATCTTCGCGAAACATCTCGATGACATCAATCTCTAAATTAGCAAAGTATCCCATTAGAACGGTACTCCTTCAATAATGTCATACATATGAGACTTGCGCTCTTCGCGATACACACGATCACCCAGCGTGAGCAGGATGTTGCGCGCACGCTCAAGACGTTCAGCAGCAGAATAAATCGTGCTTGAATCAGCCTCATAGAGAATCTCGTGAATCATCAATTGATCAACGTTTGAGACAAGATTCGCAGCCTCAACAGCCAATGTATTGTTCTCGCTCATGCAACCACCTGGATGCGAGGAGCAGCATCCTTCCATTCAGCCATGTCGTCGAAGAAATCATGACCAGGAAGCGGAGCGAAGAACTCGTCAGCAAGAGGACGCTTATCAGCCTCGCCCTTCCACACACGCTTGATTGCCTTGGCGCGGAATCGACCGTCGTTGAGGATTTCGGTCACGAGACCGACATAAAAGCAGTCGTTGATACCAACGAAGTCAAGACTCTTGACGACGTCACCAATTTTCACAGTGTTTTCATATTTCATAAGACAATTATAGCATTTTCAGAAGTTTTTAGCAATAGTGAAAACTCTTGTAAAATCAATAACTTACGAGCACTTCTCGGAACACAAGAATTGCCTGTTCGAAAGTGGTATCAGGGAGATTAATCTTGTTGCCAGTGCTGCGGCATTCAATCTGATAATGGTAATTTCCCACATGCCAGAGTGTGTGGCGAGCACCAAACTTGTCGTTTTCAGCCATGATATACTGGTAATTTTGCATGGCTTTAGACTTCGCCGTTTGCGTAGGACTGAATGAAAAACGTGACGTCTATAATGAGTTCGCGTAACTCGTGGTTGGTCGCCGTTTCTGGTTTGGCTGTGGGGTAGTCAAATCCCGCTGCTATTGCTGCTGGTTTGATAGCGTTGACTAGGGTAATGAGGCGTGCCCGTTCTTGCTGGGCTGCATTTTCTTGATACGTCATACAACAATTGTCGTATAAAACACAGGAGAAAACAACAGAGAAATTTCCTGTAAAATCAATAACTTACATGCTCTTGTCTCGCCGAGGAGAAAGGCGCGAGAGCGGTCCTAGAATGGGGGTTCCCCTAGTTCTGGGGGCAGGTCGAAATAGCGTACTCGAACTCCTGCTTCACGGAGCATCTGTTCGGCGTGGTCGATCGAGTAATGCTTCCCAGCACCGACTCCTTTCCATGGACGATTCGGACCAATGACTTCCTTGATGCCAGCCTGAATCAATGCGCGTGTGCAATCAGCGCATGGCTTTGGTTCCCAGTTTAGATATGCGCGTGAGTTGTTGAGTGAAACACCAACGCGAGCAGCATTGAAGATTGCGTTTCGCTCAGCATGTTCAACCCAGTGATACTTTTCTGGTCGTTTCCAACGATCTTTCCAATCTTCTTCGATTCCGCGAGGAAAGCCATTGAAACCCGTCGACAAAATGACATTATCATCATTGACGATCACGCAGCCGACTTTTGTCGACGGGTCCTTGCTTTTCTGAGCGATCAGAGTAGCCTGTAAGATAAACAATTCATCCCACGATAGTTCATCACGAATCATAATATAATCTCACTGTTTACTTAATTTCAATCTTACGAGGTTTCTGTTCTTCAGGAACGACATTTTCTAATTGAATAGAAAGAATGCCATCAGCAAGGTTAGCATCACGAACCACTACTGTATCAGACAAAACAAACTGACGAGAGAATTTGCGACCCGCAATACCTTTTACAAGATATTCGCGAGTGTCTTCGTCTACTTTTTTGCCTATGACTTTGAGAGAATTTCTCTCTGTAGTGACTTCAATCTCATTTTGTCTATAACCAGCAACTGCCAATTCCAGAATAAAGTTGTAGTCATCTTTCTTGATGACATTCACTGGTGGAAATGCAGTTTGAGTTGCTGTGAGAAGATGAGAAGCATTATCGAGAGCAGCGAACGCATTTTCAAACCCAAGAGCAGTTGGAAGAAGACGATCGAGTCCGTAATGTGATGCGAGTGTAGTGATATTAGTCATTTTGTAACTCCTTATTAAGCAAGTTTATAGTTATGGACCCCAAATGGGCATCCAATTCTATTTATATCAAGCAACACCAGTAGAACCAAATCCACCAGATCTTTCAGAATGTTTTTCTGGTCGCGTATTAACTACAGCAATATGGAATGGTTCGTTGCAAACAATTTCTGCTTGCGCAATGCGATCACCTTTACGAATTGTTGTATGCATCTTTGAGATGTTAGTTAAAAGAACAAACACTTCTTCTTGATAATCAACATCAACAATGCCTTCGCAGTTCGCTAAGATCAAACCTTTCTTAAGCGAAAGACCAGAGCGAGGGTGAAGGCGAATGCTGTGATTCTGTAATGGTAGTTCTGTGCGAGAAATGTCAGCGTATGTTTCGATTGTTTGGCGATGATCAATCTTCATGATCAAGCCTGTTGGAATCAACAGACGATCTCCTGGATGGATCGAAACTTCACCAAATGAGTTTACTTCGCGCTCAATTGATGAGTTGAATGAATCGTATCCAGTCACAACATTATTTGTTGGCTGGAAGGATAAATCGAAGCAATTGGCTAAAGAAGTTCCGTATGTTGGTAATACTAAATCATCATGAAGTCTATACACACTCAAATAAATCATACAGGATCCTTTTTCTTTTTCCCGATTGTATACTTGGAAACCAATTGCCATTCGTTCTTATTTTTGAACGGAAGAATCTTGATTTGGCTCAATGGCGCAACATTGTCTTTTGTTTTGTCTGCATCAACAAGTTTCACAAGACCCCATTCTGCCATTAGATTTGCGATGGTGTTTCGTCTTTGAATGTCATTGTCTGACATATTGCTTGGCTTACCGTCCAACTCAAAGAGTTCTTTGAAGTGTACAATGTAATACTTTCCCTGTTTGTGGAGAATATGGCAAGACTGGTAAAGAATATTATCATTCTTTGCAGCGACTCCAATGCGTGTGAGAGTTTCGCGAACCTTGAGGAAGTCGTCTTGCTTTTCTAATGTGACTTCTACTAATTTTTCGACCATGATCAATCACCCTTATATAACTGTTTTTTCATCGCGGTGATTTGGTCGTCAGAGAGAATCTTTAATGCTTCCTCAGCCTTCGCGTCGGAGTAACCATAGTATTCCTTGACAACACTCAAATCACTACTTTGAGCCTTTTTATGCCACTTTGAATATGGACGCTTTTGGGCTCTTATTATATTTAGGAGAAAGTCATATTTGAGTTTGTTATCGAGATTCGTAAATCGATTCATCTCGTTCGCCCAGAGAACGGTGTCTCTATGAAACGAAAGTGCACGATTGACCATGAATGATGAATATGACTTTTCATCCTGTTCTGTCAGGAGAGCATACTCTTTCGTCTGTAGAATAGACGGAATAATTTCTTTAAATAGATCAGCCATTTAAAAAAATCTCGATATTATTTTCAGGTTCTGGTAAAATGTAAACAACATCATCAAAATACTTTTTATTTAATGCGACACTTATACTGGTTTCTGAATCACTATTTTCATTTGGCGGGAATGAGAAGTATGCAACGAAAGTAGAACTTGAATACATGCCTTTATACAATGCTCCACTCGCAATTGCTTTTTTAACATTGTCTGTTCTTTTCGCTCCACCATCTTTTCTGGTGGGATGATCTCCACCCTTTGCCTCTACTGCAAGCACAATACCATTTTCATTTTTAATTAAATAGTCAACAGTTATTCCAACCTCTTTTAAGTGGACATCTTTTTCGATTTCATACTGAGGTTTAGGGTATTGTTTGATTAGTTGGTGGTAGACTTGCAATTCAAACCTTTTCCCATCTTGTTTTGCTGTTCTGACGCTCATGAGAACTTACACTCAACCATCATTTCAGTGAGACATGCGGTGAGGTTCAGTTCCTGGTCGGCGACAAATGCTGCTTGGTATTGATACTTTGCGAGAATCAAAACTGCATTCGGAATCGTAGACTTATCCATCACATCATATAAACTATCATAGATCTTACGATAGATTTTTGCAGGATCATCACCACCAAAGTCAGCAACCCATTTACGCATTGCTCCGAAGTTTTGATCTTTGAGTGCTGTAATCAAATCATTCAATGATATATCAGCAATGCTTGAAAGAATGCCAGCGTCAATCTTACCACTGACAGAATATCGCTGCAGTTCATTTAGAATGCGGCGATAATCTGGGAAATGCTTTTTGACAACCTCAACAAGAACTGCTTTGTCAAACGGAATCTTTTCGTTAGCAAGGATTTCTGATGCACGCTTCATAAATGAAGCAGCCATCTTTGGCTTATCTTCTTTACGAAGTTTAAATTCAATTACAGCGCAACGAGAATGCAGTGGTTCAATGATTCGATTCTTGAAGTTACAAGTCATGATGAAAGTGCAGTTATGAGCAAACTCTTCCATCGCAGCACGCATGGCTGGCTGAGTTGAATTTGGATTCAGATAATCTGCTTCATCGATAATGATAACTTTCTTGCCGCCACCGAGAGACATTGAACTTGCATAGTTCTTGATCTTGACTCGGAAAGTGTCGATGCCACTCTCATCCGAACCGTTGATCATCAAATAGTCGCAGCCGATCTCATCACAGAGCGCACGAGCAACTGTAGTCTTACCTGTACCTGGTCCACCACAAAGCAACAAATGCGGAATCTCTTTCCGATCCACATAGGATTGAAAAGTAGATTTATATTCGTCAGGGAGGATACAGTCAGCGATAGTATGCGGTCGATATTTCTCAACCCACAATGCTTCATTCATGTCAAAACCTCATAATAAAAAGATGGGGTGGGGAAGGTGAACTCCCACGGCGAGCAGTCTGGCGGATTGTGCCGTCAAATAGAGATTGCACCCCAATAGACTTATTTAGCCACAGTTTCGTAAATGGTTTGGAAGTCGCTCTGCTCTGCAACTTCTTCCTCATAGTTACGCTTGTGGTAAGTCCTCGCCAGTTTACGACCCAACTTCTTGGGAATCTCGCATTCATCCTGCATCTTTGCAAGAATTTCACGAATTAAATCTCGTTCTGCTTCAATACGAGTCAGCGAGTTTGAGATTTCCTGAAGGCATCCCAAAACCTTTGCTTTATCAATAGCCATGATTATTCCTCACCAAAGGTCGAATTTGCTGCTTCAATTGCGATGTAGTAAGTAATGTTAATTGTCTTGTGCTTGAATCGAGCCATGCCCTTCTTTGCAATAGACACATCATAGGAACCATCAATCAATTTAAAGTTTTCTACCTTCATAACGATGCGGAACTTTGCACCTTCGCTGGTTCCAATCTCAATCTTAGATTGATCAGCAGAATCATCCTTAATGTCTGTCGCAATAAAGTTAATAACTGCGCCGTCACTCTCAAACACAAAGTTTGGTGAACCAGAGATTCCAGCCGATCGCTGCATCCAAGCGAGATCCTCTTGAGAAAGACTGAATGAACAGTCGGGATCACCAAAGGTGATTGACTTCTCAGGTGGTGTGACAATAATTTTCGGAGAACAATACTTGATATAGTCAGACTTTTTCTTGTTCTCAGTGCTGATATTGATCTTGTCATCATCAAAGCCAAGGTCAGCATCTTTGTAAAGAGAAATCTTTGCCAAGATCTTATTCAAATCATACAAAGCAAACTCTTTGGGAAAGTTTTCTTCAACTGTCGCTTCAACGAAAATAGTTTTAAGTGGAGAAATGGTCTTAAGAGTATTTCCTGCCTTAAACTGTAGACTTTGGTTTACAGTAGAGAAGTTCTTAAGAATTGCCACTGTGCCTTCAGAAAGTTTCATAATTTAAATCCTCAATTTGCTCAACACGATTATTATATAATGAATCGACTAATTTGTCAACCCTTGTCTTCAACTCATCTAAACTACAATTATTATCCATTACAATATCATAATGCGAACCAATCCAAGCCCACTCAGAGTAATGTACTTCTGGGTATGCATTTCGCATCACATCTAGATTAGAAAATAGATTACATTCCCGAGCCAAAGAAAACCACTCAGGCTCATCGCCGCGACGAACACGAACAACAGTGCCCCCAGACTCTTTAATAG